TTCGGGCGCTCTCCTGTCACATCCGTCCTTCGTGAGATCGCCACCGATAACGTCGCCGCATCAGCTGCATTCGGCATGGTGCGAAACGGTGGCATGCCAAGCATCATGGTCGGACCAGACTACAAGGGCGGTGTCGAGGATTTGTCCGAAGACGATGCCAGACAAACAAAGCGGAAACTACAGCAGGACTTCACAGGCGATAACGCTGGTTCTGTCCTGGTGATGACTGGACCATTCAAGGTCGAGCAGGTCAGCCACAAACCGAGTGAAATGGCGTTCGACGAGATCCGCCGCAAACCGGAGGAGCGCGTGTGTGCAGCTCTCGGTCTCAATCCTTTGGTCCTTCAACTCGGCAGTGGACTCGAGCGCGCAACCTACAGCAATCTCGAGCAAGCAACACGATCGGCATGGACTGATGGCATGATTCCACTGATGCGCCAGATGTCTGAAGCGCTCACCATCGCACTGCTTCCAGACTACGAAGAGACGCAGCCTGGCGACTACCTAGAGTTTGACGTTGCAAATGTTCCGTCGCTTCAGGCTGACCTCAATGAGGACGCAGAGAGAGCGGAGCGACTATACAAGAGTGGCATCGTGGACCTTGCAACAGCCAAGCGTGTCGCTGGTGTGACGCCTTCGGATGATGACGAAGGTTATTACCATCCGACAGCGGTCCCTGTCCAGATCGGCGCGCAGGAACTTCTGCTTCCGGATGCAGCGCCAGTCTCGACAGCTCGAACTGCCGATGAAACTGCGAAGCTGGTCGGCGCTGCTGGTGCTTTGATTCGTGCTGGTTTTGAACCAGAAGCGGCACTCCAGGCTGTCGGTCTGAACTCTATCCAGCACCTCGGCCTGTTGCCTGTCACAGTGCGCCAGGAAGAGACGAAGGCATTCGACGATGCATCTGAGTCAGGACTGAAGTTCTTTCCCTCCAAAGAAATGAAGGAGGAAGCACAGCGCGCCATCGAATGGCGTGATGCTGGTCGTGATGGCGGAACCGCTGTCGCATGGGCCAGGGCGAACCAGATCATCAATGGCGAGAAGCTCAGTGAGTCGACTGTCCTTCGCATGTACAGTTTCTTTCGACGTCACGAAGTAGACAAGCAGGCCGAAGGTTTCCGACCAGGTGAGGATGGTTATCCGTCCGCTGGTCGCGTGGCATGGGCTGCATGGGGTGGCGATGCTGGATATCGCTGGGCTACAGCTGCGCGCAAAGAGATCCTCAAAAAGATGGCGCCGAAGGAAAACGGGAAGTCGTACCATCCATACTACGGATACGAGTTGACTGACACCGATGCCTGATATCTATCAAGTCAACGAGTCGTATCGGAATAAACTTCGATACCGTGAGAACGCTGCTCTATCTGAGATGAGCAGGACGTACGGTGTGCTCCAGGCTGACAATCTAAAGCGCCTCGAAGCAGTGACAGCCGCCATCGAGGAAGCACAGGCAGCAGGTGAGGACATCAGTGGTCTCTCGGAGTACATGCTCCGCCTCGAGGCGCTCAATGTGCAGATGGCCGAACAGGTCGCACTCTTTGCGCCACAGGCGACCGACATCGCCACGAACGGACAACGACGCGCCATACAGCTGTCGCTGGACATTCAGGAGGATCTCGTGCGAGCAGTCGCGGGTGTTCCTTCGTCGGTGTCGCTCACCGCTGATCTGATGTGGAATCGGCTCCCTGTCGAAGCGATAACCAACGTCGTCGGCTTCGCGGCTGACGGCTCACCGCTCGGTCTGCTGTTCGAAGCGATAGGACCTTTCGCGCTCGATCACGTCACGATCGGCATCGCGCAGGGTCTCAATCCGCTCCAGGTCGCACGAAGGATGTCGAGGACGTACGAAACTCTCGCTCCTTCACGAGCTGCTACCATCGCACGAACAGAGATGATTCGTGCCAACAGAGAAGCACAGCGACAGACCTTCGAGGCGAACCTGAGCATTGTGCGTGGCTGGCGTCGCATCTCAGCGGGTGACGTCAATGTCTGTCCTGTGTGCTGGTCACTGCACGGCGATCCGAATCCTGTTGCAGATGTTGTACCTTCGCATCCAAACTGTAGATGTACTGTCATTCCAATCTGCCCGACATACGCTGAACTCGCAGGACTGCCGCCAGGCAGTTTCGATGAACCGGAAGAGATGCCGGACAAGGAAGAGCAGTTCAGGATGTTGAGTGAAGCGGAGCGTCGGCAGGTCTTAGGGCCTTCGCGGTATCGTTTGTGGGAGACAGGCACACCTCTCAGTGCATTTGGCAAAGTGGTGCCGAATAATGAGTGGGGACCACAGGCCGTGGTCGTGCCGGTCAAGGAGTTATGATGCAGACTTTGGTATCCTTCGGTGATGCAATCAAAGCAGATGATAACGGTCGTGTGCGTGGTTACCTGGTGCGCTTCGGCGGCGCCGACCTCGAGGGCGACTACTTCACAGCGGCGACTGACTTCGGTCGACCGATGAAGTCTGGCGAGCGTGTGCCGATGAACCTGTATTACCATCACGGCCAGGACAAACAGGTCGGGAAGTCACGCATCGGAACCGGCTTCATCACCATGGACGACAAGGGTCTCTGGTATGAGAGCCAGGTGGAGATGGCTGATCAGTATCAGAAGATGATTCAGGAACTCGCGAAGTCTGGCAAGCTCGGATATTCGTCCGGCGCCACAGGTCACATGGTCGAGCGCAAGAAGATGTCTGATGGTCGATACGAGATCACACGCTGGCCGATCGGTGAAGCTTCGCTCACACCGACGCCTGCTGAACCGATGAACATGGTCAAAAGTCTAAAAGACATGTATGGCGACATGGAGGATGGCATGGAAGAAGAGATGATGATTCCAGTCGCACCTGGTGAAGACGTGGCGACATTCGTCGAGAATGTCTACGGCGACCTTGACAAGGAAATGGTCCATGAAGGACTCGAGGCGCTCTACGAGCGTCTCTGTGCAGGTGTTACAGCTGCATATGACAGTGGACTCGGCAGTGGACATGTGGATGCCATCATCGATGCATTCGCAGTTCGTGCCAAGGAACTGAACAGCAAAGTAAAGGATCCGGCAGCGGAAGCACAAAGCCTTAAAGCTATGCTCGAGCGTCCAACATCCATCCGAGAAGTGGAGCGACGTCTGCGGGATGCAGTTCGTCTCTCACGTAGCGAGTCGACAAGATTCGCAAAAACCATCTGGAACGAGCTTCGGGATGAAGCGTCGAGCGAAGATGTAACCATCGTCGACCAACCGAGCGAAGTGGACGAAGCGAAGAACGCTCTCCTCCGCCAGCTCATGATCCTGGAGTTATCCTAATGAACATTGAACAACTCGAAGCACAGCGACAGTCTACTATCGCAGCTGCTAAAGAAGTCCTCATCAACGGCGGCGACATGTCCGAAGCGAATCGCCTCCACGCATCCGCAAAGTCTCTCTCTGAGCGCATCGACATGCTCAAGGAGTTCGGCAACGTTCCTGCTCCTGTCGCATCCGAAGCGCCAAAGTCTGAGCCATGGAAGTCTGGCGGATGCACTCGGAATCCATTCCCTGGAACCCGTGACGAAGCAAACTTCAAGGCCTATGCATTCGGACAGTGGGTCCGTGGTACGGTCCTCGGCAATGCTTCCGCAGCCAAGTGGTGCAACGAGCATGGCGTCAAGTCGCAGACTGAAGGCACAGACAGTGCCGGTGGATACACCGTCCCTGAAATCGTTTCGTCCAGTCTGATCTGGCTTCGTAACGAATACGGAATCGCTCGCAAGTACAGCCGCATCTATCCGATGACATCTGACACACTCAACGTGCCAAATGCATCGACCAGCACCACGACTTATTATCCTGGTGAAGCAACGGCCATCACCGCCAGTGACGTCACCTTCAGCCAAGTACAGCTGGCGGCGAAGAAACTCGCCATCCTGACAATCGTGTCGAAGGAACTGAACGAAGACACGGTCATCGACTTTGGTGCGATGCTGGCGCAGGACTTCGCATACGGTCTCGCACTTGCTGAGGATGCAGCTGCATTCCAGGGCGATGGCACGAGCACCTATGGTTCCATCACTGGAATCATGCCAAAGATCAAGGCACTGTCTGCAACATACGCGAACATCGCATCGATGGTCGTTGGTGCTTCTGGTTCATCGTCCGCACTTTCGAGCTTGACGCTCGCAAACTGGCAGTCGATGGTCTCGAAGCTTCAGCCATATGCCACGAATCCTCGCTGGTTCATGCATAAGTCCGTGTTCTACAACGGATGCGCCGACAAGCTCATCGCACTCTCTGGAAACTCCATTATGGACATCCAGAACGCGTACGGTCCTGAACCAACACTCTTCGGTATTCCGATTTCGTTCGTTCAGAACATGCCATCTGCTACCGGAGCAAGCGTCGACCTCGCAGTCCTCGGAGATCTCTCCAAGGGTGTCGCGTTCGGTGACCGTCGTGGCGTGAGCGTCGAGGTCTCTGACCAGGTCAAGTTCATCGAGGATGCGCTTACGTTCAAGGCAACCGAGCGCTATGCGTTCAACGCCTTCGACGTTGGCAACGTGACTGCAACCGTGGCCGATCAGGTCCCAGGTTCGCTCATCGTCCTTCAGTGTGCTGCTAGCTAGTCTGTA